AGTATCGTTCATATCAGTTAAAATACATTCGGCAGGAATATCTTTAAACCATTCAGCTTCTACTTTAACAGAACCTGTCATATCATACTTAACAATTGACAGCATATTAGGGTTGGTTTTAAGTGGTTCTGGAAAACTAAGATTCCAACCATGCGGATTATCTTTTTTAATACCGAGAATAATAAGACGTTCTCTACTTTGAGGAACACCATATTCTTCACATTTAAATACCTTATAAATAACATTATATCCAATTTTCTCAAACTCAGACACAATAATATTAATATACATCTCTCCGTTTGTAGCCTTTCTAGAAAGCAACCCTTTTACATTTTCACCAATAATCATTTTTGGTTTAGTTAATTTTGTAACTCTTAAAAACTCTAAAAACATAGTATTTCTAGGATCATCGTCTTTTTTCTTACCTGCGTTGCTAAAGCCCTGACACGGAAATCCAGCAAATACAATATCAGTCTTGTCATCATACTTTACAAAAGTTTCATCTTTGAGTTTAGAAATATCATTTACTTTCCCTTCACTTATGAGTTCAGAGTGAGGAAAGTTCGCATCATGTGATTTACAAAATACTGGCTTAAGTTCGTTGTAAGCAATAATTTTACATCCTGCTTGAGTCATACCCAAGCTATCTCCGCCTAATCCAGAGAATAAACTAATAGCATTGAAAGTGATCTTATCTGTCATTATTAATTATATATGAAATAAAATATAGAAAAAAAACATATTCAATTTTTTTATATATTATAATTTAAAATTATTTATTTAATATCGATGCGAATATTTGTAATACACTGTCCATATCCCCATCGCATTTTCGCGAAGAATTCAGAATTATCATCGCAAATAAATTTAAAGTTTATATCACAATTATCTTTTGATTTAAGTTGTTCAACGCTAACAATTTCAGGCATTACAATCTTATTTGTCCACTTAACATGAAATTTATCTGGATCATCAATATCGCCGTGAATTTGAAGCCAAAAGTCCTTACAATTCAAGACTTCTTCTGAAATGTTTTGTACTTCAATCATTAAATCGGTTAGTTCAAAAGTTGAAAGAATAAATCCCTTATTAAATTGTTTACGAACATCAGATAAATAATCACCACAATATCCTTTCTCTCTTAACTCAATAACAAAAGGTGTTTTTGGTTTACCTTGTCTGAAAGCATCCTTAACCCATTCTTCATAACTGGTCTTTGGTGTTTTAAGATCTAAATCTACAATAATTTTATCAAGACATTCATCATAAAATTTTTTGGCATATAAAGAACCAACCTTAAATTTATTACCAGGACCATTATAAAATTGAACACCATTTGTCCAAGGAGCCTTAGTAGCATCAATTTGTTTGAAGTGAATGCTTCCTTTAAATTCAACCGTTTTTAAAGCACCATCCAGTTCAATTTGAAGGTCATGATGAGTGCTCCTATTTGCGCCGGATGTCACAGTCGATGTGAACATATTATACTGTGGAAGTTCAGAAGCAAACGCATTTTTTATTTTTATTCCAGATGGCGTATTATTTTTAATATGTTCATGAAGCTTTGCGATATTAATAGCTTCATCCTTAGATTTCTTATGAGAGTCAGTATTCATTTTGATATAGTATACTATAAAACAGAAAAGGAAAAAGGTATTCAATTTTATTTTGAATATATTATATTTTACATTCGACGTTTTTTAACTGTTCGCTTATTTTTTCTTCGTTTTGTTTTCTTTTTTCGACCTCCAAGAGGATGGACCTTATTTTTTCTTGAAAAAAAACTTGGTTTTACTTCTGGCTTTATACGTATCTCTCCTTCAATACTACAAAATTCATTATTTGAATTTATATCACATGATTTGTTTGTTTCAGTTCCGTCTACAATAAGTGATTTACAAATTGATATAGAAGTACATGTAGTAATAGGCTGAACCTTACCTAATACATTTGTCATGGCTTGTTCTTGAACTTCGCTGGCAACTTTGCTTGCCATTTGTTTCACAACTGTTTCTACATTTATTGTTTGTTCCTCTAAACCACTTGGTACTCTCGTAAGACCTGTTATTAATTCACCTGAGTATTCAACGTTTTCTATTGGACCCGAAATGTTTATTGGTTTTATTAAACTACATATTTCAATATTATTTGATACGTTAACAACGTCTGGATTAAATTGAGTCATTGATTCGCATATATCTATATTCATAGTTAATTTAAGGAAAACACGCAAGGTCACCGAGATATCAACAAGAGCATTATGGAGTTGTCCACCGACGTCTTGATTAAATAATAGCTTATGTACTTCCATTAATTTTTCATTTTTTAGTTTTTTTGTGCCTTTTAACTGAGCACAAATACCTTTTGATTCAGACATTGTACAATATGCTGCTTCAGGCAATTTCTTTCCAACCATATCAAAACTATTTAAAAATTCAGAATATCTCTCTACAGTTTCTGGAAACTCTTTTATTATTTTTTTGATTTGACCAGATATCATTTTGATATCAAACTTTATGTTATGTCCAACAAATTTGCCAGCTCGGTTACAATATTGAATAAATTGATCAATATGTTCTTTAATTGGTCGTTTATCTAAAGTCATTTCTTTTGTTATACCATGAACAGTGGTTGTTGCAGGAGGTATTTTGCCTTTAATATTAACTATATCATCCCCTTGACTAGTAGCGTAAATTACAGTTTGATTTTGTGTATCATATAAAATATAACTTAGTTGCACTATTTCATTTTTTTCTGGACTAAAACCTGTTGTTTCAGTATCAAAGACAATAATTATATTAGAATTACTCATATAATTATTGGATATTATTTGTTTTGTATAAATTACAAAATCCTTTAAGTAGGAATTTCAATTTATTATATAAAATGTAAAAAAAACGTTGGGAAAGTTTTTTTGAAAAGTGAAAATTGGACATTTTTGTTGTCCAAAAATGAAAACCTTGGATATTTACCCCGAAAAAATTCAATCGTGAGACCATAATTGAAAATTAGCGTCACAACACCAAAAAAATAATTTACAATTTGTTATTGTAATTTTTAAAATTAAAACTTAAAAATATTTTCTTTTGTAAACTTATGGAAACATTTGGAAACAATTTAGGAGCAAAAACGAGCAAAAACGAGCAGCATGAATATGTTTGCGAATCTTGTGACTATAAATGCTCTAAAAGATTCAATTGGGATAGACATGTACTGACAGCAAAACACCTCCAGGAAACAAATGGAAACATTTTGGAAACAAAAAAGGAGCAAAACGAGCAAAAAGGGCAAATTAAAGAATTCACATGCGAAAATTGTAATAAAGAATTTAAAACACGTTCTGGATTATGGAAACATAAAAAAAATTGTAATGAAGATATAAAAAATAATGAAGAAGTTCAAAATAATGAAAATGATGATAAAGAATTAATTATGATGTTGGTAAAACAAAATAGTGAACTATTAGAAGTAATAAAAAACGGAACACATAATACTAGTAATTCACACAATACTAATAATACAAATAATTCACATAATAAAACATTTAATCTTCAATTCTTTTTAAACGAAACATGTAAAGACGCTATGAATATAATGGATTTTGTAGATTCAATAAAATTACAATTATCAGACTTAGAGAATGTCGGTAAAGCGGGTTATGTAGAAGGCATTTCAAACATCATTACAACAAACTTAAAGGCATTAGATGTGACGCAAAGACCGATTCATTGTGCCGATAAGAAGAGAGAAGTTTTATATGTAAAAGATGAAAATAAATGGGAGAAGGAAGACGATGAAAAGACGAAGATAAGAAAGGCGATTAAAAGAGTAGCATGTAAGAATCAAAGATTGCTTCCAAAGTTTAAAGAAGAACATCCAGATTGTGGAAAATATCACTCAAAATTCTCGGATCAATATAATAAGATAGTAGTAGAATCCATGGGAGGTTCAGGTGACAATGATATGGAGAAGGAAGATAAAATAATTAAAAACATATCAAAGAATGTCACGATAGATAAGGAATAATATTATAGTAAAAACATATAAACAATAAAAAGTATATTTATTATGTCGATAAAGATAATAAATATAACAGTACCTGGTGATGCTATAATACCAGATGTATTAAGTACTTTCTCTCCAGAAGAGAATTATATGATGTTAAAGATAGGAAGCGAAACCCTAAGTGAAGGTAGAAAGGTAGTTGCGAATTTAACAAGCGATGAAATATTTAAAAAGGTGAGAAACGATTTTGAAAAAGAAATAGAAAAATTAAATAGTGAAATATCAACCGAGAGAAAAACTGCTCTCTTGATGAATGAAAAAATAACAAAAATGTATGAAACACAATTAGAACAATTAAATAAAAAGTTTGAAAACACATTGTCTCAAGTAGAGACTTATAAACAAGGTAATTCAGTTTCTCTCAATGAAGAAATAAACAAAGTAAAAGAGAAGTACGATTTGTTATATAGAGAGAAGGAAAAACAAGTAGAAAGAATGACAGAAGTTCACGAGAAATTTATTGTTCAGCAACAGTCGTCAAAAAGTACATCACATAAAGGTTCAGAAGGTGAGAAGACTTTTAGTGAATATGCTGAAACATTTATAGATTTTAAGGGTTTTAATATTATAGATAAACATACACAAGGTGGTGAAGGAGATTTTCATTTACATTTTGAAGAATTTGATGTTTTAGCAGATGCTAAAAATTATAAAAAGAAGGTTCCAGTTGACCAAAGAGAGAAAATTAAAAAAGATTTAATTAAAAATGAACACATTCATTTTGGTTGGTTAGTTTCTCTCAACACATCAATTGATAAATTTGATAAATCACCAATAATGTATGAATGGATAAACACAACACAATGTTTAGTTTATATAAATAATTTGTCAAGTTTTGAAGATCCAAAAAAGATTTTGAGAATAGTTTGGTTTACATGTAAAGAATTATACAAATTGATTGAAGATGTAGATCAAGATGAAACTGATATAACTGAATTAAAAGAGAAAAATTTTAAACTAATAGACAAAATAAAAAACGCAAGAAAAACAATAAGAGAGATAAATACGTCAATGAACACAACACGAAATTTAATTCAAGTAATGGATGATGAGCTAAAGGGAATGATAGAAAATGAAACAAATGAAATAGTAGGTTCAAACATTTCTCTCTTTGATGATTGGTGGGGAGAAAATATAGAGATAACATCAGAGGAAGTTCTAACCTCATCAACAGAGTTATGGACAAAGTTCAAACATGATAATAAACTATTAATAATTGAAATGAATATATCAGGAGAAAATTTTAAGCAATATTTAAAATCAAAAGTGCCGATGTCAGGAATAATTTTAAGAAATAAAAATGCGAATTCAGCGTTTGATGTGAAAGGTATACAATTGAAAAGCGCACAAAATAAAGTTGTTGAAACAGAAAAAATAGAAATAGAATTAAATGAAGAAATTTTAAAAAAACCAAAAATAATAAAAAAATCACAAGAGATAGTTTTTTCAAAAGAATTAGATAGCAAATTATTAAATGAATATTATTCAAATAAAGATATAATGGAAATATCTGAAAAAAATAACATTAAACC